GTTGAGGCGACAAGCGGGGGTTTTTCGCGCATGTGTCGCAAACCCAACGCATTTAGGAACTTGCATTCGTTGGGTTTTGTCCATGTTTCTAACCTTGTTAACTATTAGAACGGCCTTGAAATGCGAGCGTCACCAACATCACAGGAAGCCAAGCGACGTGGCATCACGCAACGGGCCGTCCGCTTAGCCAAGCAACGTGCACGCGAGAAAGCCGGGGAAAAGACTTCCAAGGGCCATGTGACCGCTGCACGCGAAGCACGGGTGGCACAGAATAAGGCGCTGGCAAAGAAAAATTTGGCCATCCGTTCCAAGGGCAAGCTATCGGATGCACTTGGCGTTGGGGCCACTGTAAAACGGCTTCGCGAGTATGAGCGCCAGTGCGCACAGGAATTGGAAGTGGCCCGCACCACCGGTGACGTCGATTTGGAATGGGCAGCGCAAAAGAAGTGGATTGCGGTTGCGGAACAGCTTCGCAAATCGGAGAACGATGCACCCAAGGTGGACGCATTGAACAAAGATCAAATCCCAACGGCAGAAGTGGAAGGCGCTTGGACACGATCCATTTTAGTTTTCCGAAACATCCTTGATGCGTCTGCCGTTCGCATTTCATCCAACCCGTTGATTGCCCATACGGACAGAGTGAAGCTTAAGGAACTTATTTTAGATGAGCATACCCGAGCCATGAAGGCTTTGGAAAAGCACAAGTGGGAAGACGACGAAGAGGAAGAAGATGCCGAGTCGAGTTAGCAAACTTCTCGGGCAGGTTGTCCGCAAGAATCTAAAGCCGCGCACACGTTTGAATGCGTGGCGATGGGCAGAAGCCAACGTGGAACTAGACCGGCGCTTCTCTGCCATTGAAGGGCCGTACAAAGCGGATTACACCCCATACCTTAAAATCTTCCACGAGTGGTTGAGTGACCCGTTTGTAAATGAAATCACTTTCGAGAAACCCCGGCAGGTAGGCGGCACAACATTTCTGGCGAATGGGATGATGTTCGCCGTGGTGGAAGACCCCGGCCCGGTGCTCTATGTCACGTCAACCGGTTCGCCCGGAAACGCCCAAGCGTTCGCAGAGCGGGAGTGGCACCCACGGGTGGAACTGTGCCGCGCACTTCGTGAACTGAAACCGGATGACAAGGACGATTACAAAACAACAGAGCAACACTTTAAAAGTTGCACCGTAAAATTTGCCGGTGCCCAATCCACAAACAACGTGATGTCACGTCCGGTGCGTTGGTTGTTCATGGATGAGATTGACACGTGGCCACAGGGTTCCGAATCGGAAGCACCCACCACGGAAATTGCAGAAGCTTGTACGATCTCCTACGGCCTTTCTAAAAAGATCGTGCGAGTATCGACACCCACGGTTCCCGGAGGGGCCATCCACGTCCAAGCCGAACGCGGAAGCCGTCACCGGTTGCATGTCCTGTCACCGTTCGCCAAGGACAAGCCGCGCTTTGAATTGAAATTGGAGATGCTCAATTTCCACAAAATGGAAAACAAGAACAAAGAGAATGGGCGTTGGAATCTGGACGCGGTGAGGAAGACGACGACGCTAACTTGCCCGTACACAAATCTTGACATCCCCATGACAGATAAAGCGTGGATGGTGAATGAGGCTTGTGAAGACAATGTTGGTTGGGTTTCCACCAACCCCCACGCACCAAGCGAGCATAAGAGCGGACAGATTTCCGCGCTCTATTCCCCCATGATGACGTGGGGAGACTTGGCCGTCCTGTTCCTGCAACGCAAGGACGCCCCCGGCGGACTACAGGATTTTTACAACCACTATCTTGGGTTGCCGTGGGAAAGGAAGAAAGCTGAGATCAAGCAGAATGATATTGAGATTTTAGTTGCCGAGTCACCGGCATACGACCGGCCAGAAATAGGGGCCATGGCCCACAATCTCCCCTTCAATTTAAATGTCATCCTCACCATGGCGGACGTCCAGCAATCCGGCTTTTGGTGGGGACAGTCAGGCTTGCGTGTAACCGCTGAAAAGAAAATTGAGCATTACGTTTTGGATTGGGGTGCGGCAGCTTCATTTGAAGATTTGGAAAAATTGATGGATCGAGAATACACCGGCCCGAATGGTGATGCGATGAAACCTTATCGGGGGTTGATTGATTCGGGGTACATCGCCAAACGGGAAAACGGTGTTTACGAATTCTGTTGGGCCAATGATGGGTTATGGTTCCCATGCCAAGGGCGTGTACTGGAAAATGGATTGCTTGCCCCGGTACGTGAAACCATCTTCACCCATAAAGGCGTTGACTTTGAGGCCGTGCAATTCCGTGACGATCTCGCCAAGGAAGAACTCTACATCTCGCGAATCAAAGACCGGGTGCGTCCGCTTTTCCTGCCACAGAAAATTGACATCCAACTTATTCAACAATGGATGGACGAAAAATTAATCAGCAAGAAAACCGAACGTGGCGGGGAAAAGCTGGTGTGGAAAGACCACGGCAATAATCACCTTGGTGACGTGTTTAAGCAAGCCATCGTGGGCGAGTGGTTGTTAACCGATGCACTCCTAAACCCGGACGGTGAAGACGACGGCGACGAAGCTAACAAGGAAGGTGCCATTGCAGAGGAAGCTAACAGTGCGGCTTAAGTATGGCCTTTTCTGGACGCAAAGTTGTCCCCGATATATCCCAAGCATTAGTTGACAAAGCAGAGGAAATAAACTATGCGGCTTGGGGTGGCGAAGATGCGGTTATCTGCAACCCGGACGGCACGCCAATTTTGAATGCGCGTGGCCTTCCCATAACCCAACAGGAAGCACTCTATGCTTCACCCGGCGTGGCATGGCTTCGCCAGCTTCGCGACTTGGCCCTAGGCAAGATCAACCAGAAGTCCATGTCCATGTCTTCGTTGACATCGGCCAATGTCAACGGTGAATCCTTTGTGCGAGAGATTGCCATCGATGCCGCCGCGATGCTGGATCAAATCAATACGGCGTTGCGCGAAGTGTTGGGCACGGAAGTCCGCATCACCTACACCCACTGGCGCGACATTCCCCATTAGAATTTTATGAGCTTCCTTACACGTCTCTATTCCGAACTCGGCATCAAGGCGGACGCATTTCCGCCGGGCCACAGTTTCACCAACAATGGATTGGGCACCGCGGGCATGTTTTTTGCCGGAGCCGGTGACAGTCAGACGCGCACGTCAACGGTGTTCATGCCCACGGATTCACGCCGTGAGTTGTACTACCAGAACCGCATGGAGATTCTAAAAAAATCCCGGTGGTTGTTTAATAATCTCGGGTTGCTTCGTCGTCTGGTAAACGGCGTGGCCCGGTACTCGGTGGGCGATGGTATCACGCCCATTCCTGAAACCACCGATCTTGCGTGGAACGCATTGGCTCAACAGTATTTTGATGATTGGGCAAGCAACGCCATTCTGTGCGATGTGCAGGGCAAGAAAACTTTTTGGGCCATGCAAAAGCAGGCCGTCAAGTCCATGTTGAAAGATGGGGAATTCTTTGCCATCCAAACCGCCGGTGCGGATGCGCCAGACCCCAACGACCCGAACAACCCCGAGTTGATCCCCGGACGTCCGCAACTGCAATGGGTGGAATCCCAAGTGGTAGCGAATGCCCAAGGTGAATCGCCGGACTTGAACAAGGACGGATTTCGCGAAGGCATCAAGTGCAACTCACTCAACCGCGCACAGACCTACCGGGTGCGTCGTGACAAGGACGTGCGTCTTTATGATCTCGCGGATTATTCGGACGTCCCCGCAGAGTCCATGATTCACGTCTTTGATAGTGACCGAGCCGGAATGGTACACGGGTTGCCTTGGGCATACTCCGGCGTCAACTCCTGCTTGGACATGCTGGACTTGAACAGCCTCGAAAAAGCGGCTGTCAAACTCCATTCCACTTTGGCCGGTAGCATCAAAAAGAAAACGGCGGATGCGGGCAAGCGTGGATTCTCCGGCAACCTTTCCCGCCGGAAGACCGTGGGTAAGGATGGCAAACAAGTCGTTACCGCGTTTGAAAATTTCATGGGCGGTGCCGCAATCCTGCAACTCGCCACGGACGAAGAATTTAATTTGCTGTCCAGTGACCGGCCCGCTTCCACGTGGATTGGTTTCATGGATTACTTGGTGCGTGACATCGCATTCGGGTTTGGTGTCTCACCTGAATTCATTTGGAACATTGCCGGAATTGGTGGGGCAAATACCCGGTTCATCCTGCAAGATTCGCAATGGTTCTTTGAGGAAATCCAGACGCTTCTCATTGATCTATTTTGCCAGCGCGTTTACGTGTGGGTCATTGCCCGTGCCATGAAGCGCAAGGAATTGCCCGCATGCAAAGACACCCGTTTTTGGGCGGCACGTTGGCAGGCACCCGCGCAAATCACGGTGGATATGTCGAAAGATTCCGCCGCGATTATCGAGCGCCTTAAGAATGGTCTCACCACATGGGAAGATGTCTATGCCTCACTTGGCCAAAACGCCACCAAGGTTTTGGACAAGCGCATTGAAGAACTCAAACGCACCATGGACAAGTGCAAAGCCGCCGGTGTTCCGTTCTCACTCCTCGTTCAACTTGACCCCGGCTCACCCGCCGCGCTCGCGTTGGAAGGTATCGAGGGAACCGGGGAGACGACGGCGACGACCAGTGCACCTCCCACTTCTGCACCGGCACCAACGGCAGACGAAAAAGCCGCAACCGACTTGGAAAACCGGATGTTGAATTATTCCAATGCGGTCAAGTCCGGCGTCATCACGCCCAATTCAGACGACGAAGATTATTGGCGCAAAGAGCTTGGCCTGCCGCCTATGTCTGCCGATGTCAAAGCCGCATGGAAAGCGGACGGAACGCGATTCCCTATCACGCTGCAACCGATGGAAAGCACCAAGCCCGAACCTCCCAAGGTTGTGGCAGCACCGCCGGGGGCACATCCGCCGCCCGTTCCCGGTGCACCTGCACCAAAACCCAACGCCCCCGCACCGGCACAACCTGCCCAAAAATAATATGAGCTATCCCCGCATTCTTCAAAAAGTAATGATGGAACCTTGGGCCATCATGCCATCCATGCATGACACCATCTGTGACATTCTCGTGGCCCACATGGAAGGCCGGGGTGCGGTCATGGAAAAGACGGCCATGGCCAATTTCCAGTTGCCCCGAGAAGAGATTAAAGCAGACTCCGGCAACCCACGGCCCGGCCCGCATGGCACGATGAAGCAACCCGGTAGCGCGTTGTATACTCGTGGTTCGCTTGCGGTCATCCCGGTTGATGGGGTTATTGGGATCAAGCTTTCCATGATGGAACAGCTTTGTGGCGGACAGTCAATCGAGGCTGTCCAGAACATGGTGGAAGCCGCCTACAACGACCCCAACGTAACCAAGGTTTTGTTTGATGTCTCATCCCCCGGCGGCATGACGTACTCCATTGCGGAAACCGCCGCCATGATTGCGGACTTGTCCAAGAAGAAAGAAACCTTTTCCGTGACGGAAGAATTGCAGGGCAGTGCCGCGCAATGGCTCGCCTCACAAACTCGTGCCAGCTACGCCACTTCCGCTTCCGTGGTGGGCAGCATTGGCGTGTTCACGGCCCGTTTGGATTTGTCCAAGCAACGGGAACAGGATGGCGAGAATCTTCAAATCATCAAGGCCGGTAAGTATAAAGCGATGGGTGCAACCGGCCCATTGACCGACGATGAACGTGCATTGCTGCAAACCATCGTGGACGAAAACTATGCAGATTTCACCAAGGCGGTGGCGAAGGGCCGTAACAAGTATGCGGGTAAAAACGTGACGGATGAAACGATGCAAGGGCAGATTTTTTCCGGCAAACAATCCGTGCAAAATGGCTTGGTGGACGCGCTTGTCCCATCCGTTCTTTACATGGTTCGGCAACTGTCTAGCTAACATTTCGCGATTAAGTATAACCCGTTAAACCGAAAGAAAATTTTATGCCCCGCAATTTTATCTCCAATATCGACGAAGCTAACCGCGTAATCGTGGAACTTGACGGCACCGTGGCGAACCACGCTACCGCGATTGAAAACGCGAAGACGGCGGCGACGACGGAGATTCAAGGCAAGCTTACCGCCGCTGAAACGCTGGCCAAGACGGAAGGCGAACGCGCCACCAAGGCCATCACCGATTTGGCCACTGCCAATGCCCGTGCGGATAAGGCGGAAGCCGATTTGAAGGACGCCAAGAACGCCACCGTTACCGGTGCCGCTGCCCCCGGCGTTGTTCCTGTGACCGGTGCCACCAAGCCGGACGACACCAAGAAAACCGAATTGACCGGACGTGCCCGCACCGTTGCCGCCATGGCGACGATGCAACCCAACATGGGAGCACGCAAGTAAGTTTCGGAAACCCCAATTTAACCCACCCCAAAGAAAGAACATACTATGCCCTTCGGAATGCCCACCATGCTGGATTTGGCCAAAGCCAAAGACAACGATACAACGATTGGTTTGATCGAGGAAAATATCGCGGTTATGCCCGAGTTTAATCTGTTCCCTTCCCGGCAGATTTCCAAAACTTCGTATCGCACGATCATCCGCACCGGGTATCCCACGGCGGCTTTCCGTTCCGCGAATTCTGGCCAGCGCCGTTCCAAGTCCGCGTTTGAAAACCGGATGACCGAATGCTTCATCATCGATACCCCCATTGCCGCAGACAAGCAGGTTGCGGACGCTTGGGAACCGGGTGGCGCTCCCGAGTATCAGTCCATCGAATCCGAAGGCGTGCTTATCGCCACCTCCCGCCGGGTGGCCACCCAAATCTATTATGGCAACTCTGCCGTATCGGTTGCCGCCGGACTCGGTGACGCCAAGGGCTTCCCCGGTTTGGTGGATGCCTATGACGCCACGGGCCATTCCGTGAATGCCGGTGGCAGCACCGCGCTAACCTCGGTGTGGGCTGTCAAGCTCGGCATCAAGGATGTTCACCTTGTGTTTGGTGGTGATTCGGTTCTTACCCTTCTTCCCCAATGGCGCATTGAAACCGCGTACGACGCGAGCGGCAATCCATACACGGCTTACATGAATAACCTCGCCGGTTGGATTGGGCTTAACGTGTCCACCATCCTAACGGTTGTTCGCATTTACAACATCGGCACGGACGCCAACAAGGGCATGACGGATGCGCTTGGCCAAGCCGCCATGGAACTGTTCCCGGCCCAAGTGTTCCCTGACTACTTCATCATGAACCGCCGTTCCCGCCGCCAGTTGAAAAACTCGCGTGTGCAGGTATCGACGGGTCAGGGTTGGAATGCCAACTCGGTGCCGCTTCCTAGCGACATTGAAGGCATCCCCATCCTCATCACCGATGCTCTCTCCAATGCGGAGACGTTCTAAACATCACCCAAATTCAGACAACCAAAAATCACTATGAGCCAATTCCTACAGATTGAAGATGCCTTGCTTGCCAATGACACGGCGCTGCCCAATGGGGCATCCACCACCGTTACGTCCGCCGTTATCGACTTGGACGCGATTGTGGCCACGGGCAAAAGTCTTCGCCAAGCCAACGTGGAAGTGGGCGTCTCCATCCCCGGACTCACCACCACCATGTTGCCCGATACGCGCACGTTGACTCTCGACATCGAGACCAGCGATGACCCGGCGTTTGGCAGTGGCGTGGAAGTCATCCGCACGCTTGTCATTACCGGAGCCGGTGGTGTGGGCAATGCGAACCCCACACTTCTGCAAACCCGTATTGAGCCGAACGGCACCCGGTACGTGCGAGCTAAGGCGGTTAGTGGTGCCAGCACCACCGATATGTCAACGCTCAAGATGCACATGGCCCTCAAGTTTTAGTCACGGACAGGACATCATGCGGGAAGGGGAGTGACTTAGGTTGCTCCCCTTCTTTTTGTTTATGGAAAGCGAATACCAAGATTTTATTGAAGAGTCCATGGCGGAAGCTTCCGGCAAGGAAAATATGGGCGTCGTCTTCGTCGTCTCCGGCAAAGAACTGGTAGGCGTTCCCGCACCCCTCACCGTGGAAGTTGAAACCACGACAAGCGCACAACAGCGCAAATCCGCCATATCTCTAATGATCCCGTGCCCCATGGGTGTAACGAGCAAGGACTTGATGGCCACCTATCACAAGGGTCTGGTGATGATCGATTCCCGTGGGCGTTCATTCAAGGTCTATCGGTACGAAGAAAAGCGGATGGCCCTTGAGATATTTATGATTGACATTAACCGGTAAACTTATGCCAACCGGTTCCGGCTTTACCTTTAACATTGATTCAATTCGCTTCGATAAGGCCATGGCCGCTTTTCGGAGTCTCGGAATAGAGTCCAAGGTTATTGTGAAGGACGAAACCCGTTTTCTAGTCAAGCAGGTCATCAAGTTTACCCCGCCTAAAACACTGGCCCAAGGACGCAAGGCCGTTGCCCGTGACATCAAGAACGCCATGGAACCGTTGGACGATACCAAGTTCACGTCCAAGAAAATTTCCATGCTCATCCGCAATAAGGACGTAAACTCCATGCGGGAAGTAGTCCGGCGAATTCCCACCATGAAGGCGTCCACCGTGGAAGAGTTTGACCCGGTGCGTTTGCATGAACGTCGTCGTGATTCTCGCGGGCGTGTCCAACGTTCCAAGGGTGTCTTCGTGCTGGACAAAAAAGGCTGGAAAAAGTACGTGTCCAAAAAACAGAAAAATGTGGGCAGCGCCAAGGCGGGTTGGTGGCCAAGCCTAGCCGCCGTGGGCGGTTCGGTTCCGTCGTGGGTTTCCCGGCATTCAAATCGTTTCGGTTCGGTGGATACATCAAGGCTGGAAAGCAACACGTCCCCGCGCATCCGAATCCAGAACTTTTCCACCGCCGCCAATTCACAGAATCAACAGAACCACCAAGTGGAAAGCGCCGTGCGGATGCGTGCACGATCCATGGAAGGCAAAGCCCGTCACATGGTGGAACAAGCTGCAAAAGCCGGTGGACTTACCGTCCATTAAACGCTAAGGAAATATATGCCTATCACCCAAACCCCATCGGCCTACGGCGTCCGTCAAACGAGTGAAGGCATATGGCTAGCATGGGCCAAGTCAAAAGCGTTGCCGGGTACACCGATGGGGATCGCTAATTTTTTCACCGGTCAATCAACTGAGGAAGTCGCGTTGCCTGCCGTGATAGCCGCCTGCAACGGTGCGCGGGAACTTCTTATGCCCGGTTCCGGTTATTGGGAAGTGGACTTGGACTTCCTGTTGATGTCCTCTCCGGACGGCGGTGCCGATGCAGATAAGGCACAAGCCGCCTTGGTGGGCCAGATGGAAGCCTTACTTTATGGGCCAAATCCCGGTGATACGGAAAGCATCCAATTTGTCGCCAATGAGGTGCAGGCAATGCCCGGTTGGCATTATTCCATTTACGGGTTCTGGATCGAGGAACAGACGGGCCAAGCCGTGGAACAGCACTGGATAGACCAGTTTCGTCTTAAAGTGCATTGTAGCCCTAATTCCGGCCTCGCACCGGCCTAATAGAGACTAGCTAACATTCAGCCATAAGTATGGCCCTTAACATTCGCGGAATCCAACCCATTGCATGGGGCACGATTACCACCACCGGTTTTCTTACCGAGTCCATCAATGCATCCGATAAGACGGATGAGAAAATCATTGACGGCGACGACGGCGACCAAGCCATACAAATCACCGGCTTTGGGCTTAAGACGGATGTGACTTTGGAAGTCATCCCCAAATCGTCCGTGGATGCACCCCCGGTTTGCGGCGACGTCTTTGGCTACGGCCCCACCGGTGACGACCAGATTCTTATCACCATCATTTCCATTGACCGAAAGAAGATGAACAAGGACGTGGAAAAGTGGAGTATCAAGGGCAACTTCATGCCAACCATCACGCTCACCCTTCCGGGCTAAAAAGGAGACTTCCGTGTGGATGACTCCTTTTATCAAGCGCATGTCCATTCCGGCCCTCACTATGTTCTAGGGCGGAAACTGCACCCGCTATGTCTGCAAGACATCTTGCGGTTCATGTTGGTGGGTTCGCCCTATGGCCGGGTGCAAGATAATTCCGGCGGTTCATTTCCCGTTACGTTGGGCGAACTTCGTATAGCGGTTTCCATTTGTTCCACTCCCTTGGAAGAGTACGTCCGGGCCACGAGCAACCGGCACTTGGTGCCTGTCCTCAAGAACCTGTGGTGGAAGCGCCAGACCGAAAAGCTCAACCTCGATTTAGAGGTGGCCAAGTTTGACGCTTACTTTAATGACTACTTTTCCACGCCCGAACTGTGGGAGACGACCGGCGAAAGCTCCGCTATTGGTGCCCCGTGGCCCTTGGCGATTGCCGCTAGTTTGATGTCAAAGACGGCCATGGCCCGTAATGAAGTCTGGACGATGCCGGTGGGGGAAGCCATCTGGCTTAACGCATCAATCTTGGAACAGGCCGGAGCAACTGAAATTGCCAGCGCGGAACAGATAGAAGCCATGTACGAATTGGGTTTGCGTAAACGGCCTGAACCCCGCAAGCGGAAGGCGGTGAACCGTGCCTAGTATTATTGACATCGTCATTGGGCTGAACCATGAGGCGGTGGACGAAGGCGTCAACCACATCCGTGAACAGGTGGCGGAAATGAAGGAAGGCTTTACGTCTGCCATCGCTGAATTTGCATCTGTTGGGTTCTTGGCCGAACTGTCCGAAAAGACCATGGAGTACGGGCACCAAGTCAACGCGCTTTCCGAACGCTTGGGCATCAATGCCGAGTGGATTCAGAAGGTGGCGAACGTGGGCAAGCTCTATGACACGGATATGCAGGCCACGGCCTTTGGCTTGAATAAGCTTGTGGTGGCCCAACAGAAGGCAATCAACGGCAGTACCGAACAGACGGAAGCCTTCGCCCGGTTCGGAATCTCACTGGCCCAACTTAAGACGATGCACCCGGACGAAGTTTTCAACGCCTTGGCAGATGCGACGATGAACGCCAAAGACCGTGGCGAAGCATACGGCGATGTCATCACGTTGATGGGCCGTAATGCCGGGGTGCTTTTCCCCATGCTGGAAAAAGGTTCCAAGGCAATTCAGGAACAGGGTGAAGCAATGGGAGTCATGTCCACGGATTCCGTTAAATCACTTGAGGAAGCAGATCGTCACATCAAGATTTTTGAACAACAGGTGGTGGTGTCTTTTGGCAACGCCATTAGCATTGCTTCACGGGCCACATCCGCCATTGCCTTGGTGTTCACAGAAGCCATTGGCGAGTCCAGCGCGTGGATGGCACAGGCCACCGGAGATTCCGAACGGGCGGAACAAATCATGCAGAACTTGGCAAAGGTTCGCAAGGACACCCAACAATATATCTATACGGGGGTTGATCCAAATGCCCCCAAGGAAAAAGCGGGTGCGATTGATGAAGACCGCGAGACGGGCGAGGAGATGAAGGACGCTGCCAAGAAAGCCAAGGAAGAGGCGAAGGAACAAGCAAAGGCCGTCAAGGAAGCGGCAGACTATGCCCGCGAATCTGCCCGCGCACTTCGTGAAGCCAAGGTGGAGGAACTTAAGGGACAGGAAAAAATCGACGCCATTTTTGATGACATGGTGGAAGCGTCCAAGCACTTGAATGAGGGAACGGATTCTGAAAAATTACAGAAGCTCAAGGATTATGATGCGATGAACCGGCAACTAATCGCCGCCGGTAAATCTGCCGATCAACAGAAGATGGAAGCCGCACGGACGCTTGCCGAAATGCAGGAACGTTATCAAGACCGCTTGGAAAGCCGGGCACGTAAAGCAGATGATGACGCTTTTGAAAACCGTTTTCGCGCCATCCAAAATGAAGGGGATCGTAAGACAGCATTACTTGAACGCGAGAAGCAACTGGAAAAAGAATTGGCCAATATTCCCACCCCGGCGGCGGACAAGATGTTTGCCAAGCTCGATGAAATCAACACGATCAAAGACCGTATCGCGGAAGCCAATGCCCGGCCCGGCAAGGGCGTCGTGGCAGATTCCATGGCCCGGATTGGCGGCGGCGGAAACGTGGCGGGAATTGGAACGATGGAAAAACAGTTGAACGAAACCAAGGAAATGAACCGCACACTAAAGGACATTAAGTCCATCCTTGGCCCAAACAACAGCGCGGGTGGTGGCCTCGCCAATGTTAGTTTGAATCCCTAAACCTATGGCAACCGCACCACTTCTCAGTAATGTAAACGTCCGTGGAAATAACGACGTTGTTAACGGGAAAACTTTTTACAAGGTAACTTCCCACGGGCCGGTTGATCTTTTGACCGATGGCAGCGTTACGCAAAAATTAACCTTTCAATGTGATTGGCCGTCCCTGTTTAATCACATGCCGGTGCGCGGGTACACATCGTCCCCGGATTTTCCCGGTTTACTTTGTGAGTCCGCAACTGCCGCATACGAATTACCCGGCATCGCCGTCGTCGTCGTCACCTATCGAGGCATCCCATTTAACTTGCCCCCCGGTGATGAGGAGATGATCGTATCAACTCAAGAACAGCCTATCGAGACGCACCCGCTTTTCGTTTCCACATTGGCGGGCACTCCGGCTAGCCCGTTGAATGGTGCCCAATTTGATGGCACAGACAATGTTAATTCCTCCTTCATCCGGTTTGCCGCTACGTCCAAGTACGCGGGACTCGAATCTTATCTTGCCCCCACCATGACTTTCCGCCGGAACTATGCAGACTTTAACCGGCCCGATATTTCCAAGGTTGGGTTTATCTGGACGCCAAACGATGCGCCAACCCCCGGAGGAAATCGCAATTGGCTTTGCGCGGGCATCACGTGGCGGAAATACGGCGGGTATTATTCCATCAATGAGGACAGCCTTATGTCAGGGCCAAAGGGTTGGTTGGAAGATGTATATAAACAAAATAACGGGGGATCATAATGCCTCGCGGTTCTGGAAATGCTTTTGGGTTGAAACGGTTTGAGGGCAATCGTCCGCTGTCTGAACAGTTGACGGCAGACCGTCTTAACCAGATTTTAGACTTCGTTGACATGGGGGTTATCCGGTTCGGTCGTGGGCTTCATGGGGCACGCACCACAGGCGGAACTACGATCAATATTCGCAACGTGCCGGAAAACGCCGTGGATGATCTCGGGCCGTTTGAAATCGCATGGCGAACCAACCCGGCAGACCCCACGGGAAACACCTTCCAAGCGAAGGTGTCCAAGAATTCGGATTACCTGAAATCGACAAAACCCAACGATAGCTTAAGCGTGACCGGGCTAGATTCGTGGTTTCCGTTTTTGACTACGGATGTCATCACAATCTTTTCCCCGGTAACAAGCTACGTTCCCACATCCGCCACAGTTCAATCCTACGGACTCGGCACGACCAGCTTTGACCCTACAAGTGACCCGTGGAATACCGGGGATAATGGAATTGTTTTTGATGATGGGGGCACGCCACCGGTTCAACAGGGTTTAAATGTTCTACTGGCCTATTCCACCCCGGATTTGAAGGGTAAGCCATACGTCATTCAAAGTCAGTTAGACCACATCCTAATTGAGTCCGGCATTATCGCGGGCCGTGCGGCGGTGTATGATTTTTCCCATCGTCGTCGCTACGGAATTACCGCACCGGGGATTTAATGAGCGCGCCAACTTACCGTCACGGGTTTTTCCCTTTCCCAGTACCCGAGACAACAGACTCAACAGACGTTGGAATCGGAACGCCTTATTTAGTTGGTCTTTCTTTTGAGGCGGCGGTTGAACTTTTTTGGCGTGCCAAAAAATTATCGGTAAGCGCACCTCTAGTTGGAACCTCCCCTATGGGGTCAAGTTTTGGGTCTTCCGCTTACCCTAGTGTGGATGTGGTGGGGGATTTCAGTTCTGGTACATCGGTTCCCATAATGATTTGTCGGTTGGATGGGGTTGGCCCGTTTTTTCCGGTTACAGATGAAATTAGGGCTATCGATCTCCCTTTCATCAATGCCACAAACGCAAATGACCCTGCAATCCCACCGGGAATTTTCTTTCCCAACTTACCGTCTAATCATACTGACCCCGCGAACGGCCCTCCATCTGCTAATCCAGATGATCCCGATAATTGGTTTGGAACATATAATCTTTGGATGTTCATCACCATGAGCGCCCAAATTTTTGAACAAGCAGGAGACAATATAATCGGAAACATTCAAAGCCCTTGCATGGTAAAATTTGGAGACCTCTACTACCCATCGTTATCGTTTAGCGTAAGACTTGATATTGTGGAGGGGTTTGACCACGTACCAGATGAAATCCGAACAGAAGTTGTAGGTTATAATGCCTCCTATGGAAGTGGGGACATTATATCAGGAGGAAGCTTTGGGATTACGGGAAGCGTGTTCGGCGTGGACATCGGGTCTTTAAATTGGACGCTTGATATTGCCCCAATTGTGCAAGGCGGTTTTGGCGGTGCGGTGCGTGGGCAAACCATTACAGGGTTTGATAAGTTAAGCATCAAGATTGAAGAGTGGTGGCCCCACGACCCCAAAGACGGTCATGGCCCATTCTATGACGCCACCACAGGTGGTTGGATTGAAAGAAGCTAACAACCCCCTATAATTATGCCCTCCCTAGTCCTCTTCGTTGATGAAGTAAACAAAGCTTTCGTGCGGGCATTCTCCATCAACATTCCCCAAACCGTTGGCCCGTTGACCCAAGGCAATACCTATGACGTAGCCGTGCGGTTCATGAACAGCACCAACACGGTTTCCAATCCGTTTACGGATGTTAACCACGATGGGGACACAATCCAGATTGGCGTGGGCGTCCTTAATGAGGCACCCAACTCCGGCACTTTCATTTTAGCGGATGGTGGTGCCCCTACGGTATTCACTGCACCGCTGGCCTACAACATCACCGCCGCTGCATTGACGACCGCGCTTAACGCCGTTGCCGCCATCACAAGTGCCGGTGGTGTGGATGTTTCATCTCCCGCCAATGCCGGAGCCGGTGGCCCGTGGAACGTCACATGGCGCACGGCAGGTGCACGTGACTTACTTGTGGCAGATACGGACTTGCTCGCACCGCTATCCGGTGCACGAATTGACCGGGTGAAGACGGGCGACGTGTCCACCCGTGAGGTGCAGAGCATTTCCCTTATTCAGGTGCCCGCAGCGTTCCAAGACACCTTCACTAATTTTCCTGCCGCCGCCGTCGTCGTCTCCAATATCCAAACCGGAAGTGGCACGGCCAACGCGGTGCAGCGTATATCCCTTAATCCGCTCCCTTACTCGGGCACGTTCGCCGTTACTTGTTTGGGCCACACCACCACGCAAATTTCATTTGGCGATGATGGCACGGGTTTGGAAGCCGCCTTGGAAGCCCTCGCCTCAGTTGGTGCGGGGAATGTCAATGTGGTGCAGTCTGGCCCATGCCAATGGGATGTTACCTTTATTGCCGCGCTTGGCCTGCAAGCCATTACCGCCATGACGGGCAACGCCACCGCGCTGGTTGTGCCCAAGGGTAAGTTGGGCGAACTGTCCATGGATGTGGCGGGTATTGACGCACTCGTGGAAAGTGGGATTTCCAACGTTACTTTTCAAATTGATGTGACCCCGGCAGGCGGCAAGCCTTACACCGTTGTGGCCACGGGCGTTGACATTGTGGCGACATTGATTGATCCCGGCGCAAGTGTTCCCACTCCCACACCATCCTATTCCACCACGGACGAAATGAATGCGGCAATCGCCGCCGCCATCACTGCCATAATCGATACAGACCCAACTTTAGCGGCAGACAGTGACGCACTCGTGGCGTCCCAAAAAGCCATCAAGACGTATGTGGCCGGGTTGCTTTTCCGTTGGTTGATTAAGGTGGCCAATTACACCGCCGTTTCAGAAGACCGTATCCAAACTGATACCGGTGGAGGTGCTTTCACCATCACGCTTCCCGCTGCCCCGGCAATCGGAGATCAAGTCTTGATTGAAGACGCCACGGGAAGTTGGGCCACTAACAACTTGACGATTGCCCGGAATGGTTTGAAGATCAACGACGGCACAACGAATTACACCGCATCCGTCGCCGGTAACAAGCTGTCATGCGTTTACATCTCGGTGGGCTTCGGATGGAGTATCAAATAATATGAGCTTACCCGTTACAGACTCCGCACTTCAATTGCAGTTGCTCGCGCCTTTGTTTGGCGCTACGAATACTTGGAACGCTTTCCAGACTTTCAACGATGATTTGCAGGATGGATCAGGAGACACTTTCAGTTCCCTATTTAACGGAACGGCGGGGAGCGTAGCTTTTGCTTCTAATGCTTTCAACGATCAAGTTGGCAATAATATTGCGGGCACGTATGCTACGTTAGACGATCTAAGCGCGGGGGTGAGCAACGCATTCGGTTACACTGATACGGAAGTCAATAATCTGCAAAACGCCTTAACCTCTGGTTCCGTAACAGTTCAAAATGCGACGGATGCAAGCAACGATGGAAGCGGTAACAATATAACCTCTACTTACGCACCTTTGGCAGGGGCCACATTTACAGGATTTTGCGAGTTCCAAAACACTGTTAACTTCGACGACCGGGTATTATTTTTTGATGGAATTTCGCTAAATGGAAGCGCAAATATTTACGCGGTATCTCAGATTGATTGCAAAATTCTTATCTTGTCAGTAGGACATACGGTTGCGGGTTTAGCTACGGACATCCCTTCGCCGGGAGTAGGCACGATGACCTACGTTACCGACGCAACCGCCCCCACCTACAATGGCGCTTTAATAGGTGGGGGAACGACCGTAATACCGGTCTTTTACAACGGCACGGCATGGGTCTCTCACTAAAATTTTAACTCAAACCAAACCGAAATAAAAATATGACCACCCCCGCAAATCCCCTCACTCCCGCGCAAATCCTCGCGGGTCAACTGTTCAACAATTACAGCGCTCAGGCCGGTGCTTACCGTGCCGCTCGTGCCAACGGCGTTCCGGCTCGTGCCGCGCAAGGCAACATTCCCGCCGTTGCTGCCATCTCTGCCGCTGACTTCGCTACCGCCCTCGGTGGCCAGCTTGCCGCATTCGATGCCGCTTACGGTTACGTTGCCCCCACCACCTAAACCGTCGTCGCCGTCTTCCTATGACTACGCCTCTCCCTAACCCGGACATGCCGAACCCGTTTGACCTGAAAAAGAAAACGGTAAAGTTTCCGGACGCTTCCAAGTTCATCAATAAAGACCCCGCGCTTTATGAACTGGCGATGGGGCAGGCGGAAGCACAGGAAGACCGCAACACGATGCTAGCCGCTCAACAGTGGAACAACCTTGCTACTTTTTCCATGTTGGAAGGTATCAAGGAACGCCTTGCGGAAGGTGATGAGCTTTTGAAGGAAGTCCGGTTGGTGCGCAAAATTGCGGTGTGGGCGCTTTCCGGTATCGGTGGAATTCTTGTTCTTGCCCTTGGCACGATCCTCGCCAATTGGGTTTCCCACATGGCGCATTGGACATAAGGCTTGACGCATGGTGCCGCCTGTGGTTGGTGTCTTCGTTATGAAGCTTATCAATATCATATGGGCCATGGCCGTTTTTTCCATGGCAGGTTGCGCCAGTACCACGTCACAAATCCCGGACACGGTTAGCGTTGGTGTCTATGCTGAAACGGACGCTATCCATGCGGGCCGTTACGATCTCGCGGAACAGTATGGGGACAATCTTTTGCGCATCGTGCCAGCGCCTAAGAAACGCACCGCCGTCGCACCAGTGACTAAATCCGTTGCCGCCACGCCCACGGCACCGGCAACGCTAACCAAGGTCAACGTGACGCCACTGGATGCGGGTAAGCTCACTTATAACATTCAAGCCGATGCCCCGGCACTGGACGGCTTGCTAGAAGTTCCGGGTGCGGTTGCCGCCCAAGCCGCTGCCGATGATTACCAAAAGCAGGTGGACGCCCAACAGAAAAAAGATGCGGATGATAAAGCCGCTGCCGTTGCCCAAGTCGCCAAGGATAAAGAAACCATTGCCGCCGCCGCGAAATGGAAGTATATGGTTATCACCGCTATTTCACTATTCGTTGTGTCCGTGCTTGTGTACGTGGCATGGAAACTCAAGTGGATTGGCCTTTAACCCAACATGAACCCAAGAAAGAAAACTATGTCTGATACTACCACACCCCCACCCGCCGTTGCCGAGAACGCAACGCCCCCGGCCCCTGCCGCCACTGAAACCCCCACGCCCGCAGTTACGGCCCCCGTCGTTGCCTCACCCGCTGTTCCGGTGATTGACACCACGGCCAAGGTTGAGCGCGGTGCATCCCCGGCCAACCCGCATCTGTTCGGCAAGATCATCGAGGAAGGTCACGAGTTGGAAAACCGCATCGGCAAGATTGTTGAACAGGGTGCGGAATTCATCGTGCTGGAATTCGAGCGTGCCGGGTCATGGATCAAAGCCAAGATTCACCCGTCCAAGGTGCAGTTGGTTGCCGCACCGGAACCGTCGCCGTCGTCTTCTACCGTTACCACGACAACGGCCCCCGGCGCTTAATTCGAGAAAGCAAAATCGTGGATAGTGAAGCATCCCCAACCCAACAGGAAACCCCCGCGCTAGCACAGGCGGATAAGGTTTTCTTCCTCGGGTTGGGGATGACTTTTTTACTTTCCGTTGGTTGCATGATAGCCAACTATGCCAAGCCTAACTCGGTTCCGTCCGAACCCATTTGGGCTTTCGCCGCCGTGGTGTTAGGGCATAAAATTTCCGCTGACAAATACAACTCCCAAAATCTATAATCATATGCCCAACGTAAAAGCCTCTAGTTTCGCAGACCCCGCAGACGTCTCCGCCTTCCGCCGGTGCAAGGCACAAGGGCATGACGATCAATACTGTTTTAAAGTAGGTGACAACGGCATCGGTTTTTGCGGGGATGACTGCACCACCGATGTGCCCATGTGCGCATTGCCGGTGGAAGTGTGGATGGACAAATGGGGTAGCAAGGGAGACGCCCGGCTTAAGCCTGTCAACGTCACCATAAACGGCATCACGGTAAAATGCCTCATGGGGGACACGATGCCCCATTTAGCCAACATCGGCAATGGTGCGGGCATCGATCTTTCCCCCGCCGCCGTGGCGGCATTTGGTTTAACGCCACCCATCATGGTGGATGCCTTTTGGGATTGGGCTTAAAAATAGTTTACGATTTATGTGGACATAACCCAACGGGGTGGCATGATGGACGCATGAAATATTGCTATTACGTTAAGACAAACTTACAAGACGGGTACATCACAACCGACGTGTGGGACACGGTTGCCGTAGTTGCCCAAGTAATCGAGGCTAAGGAGAATCGTTTCCAGAATGCCCAAGAAGTTCTTCGGGTAGAAAAGCTGAATTGGGAAGACTGTCAAGGCCGTCGTGAAACGATGGATAAGCACCCTTTCAGTTTCTCCAAACACCACAAACCTACGGTATGAAATTTGTATCCGTGTCAGGTTCCACCGTTACCGGTGCGGGCAAGTTCATGCCGGAGACATTCACCCTGTTGATGTCTCGCGGTGGGTTCCGGCTTAAACCGATGGTCACAACCGTCACCCGTCCGGGGTTGCGGGAGATGATCAAGCTACTCCGCAGGAAGGGGTATACGTCTATTTATCCGCAGAGGAAGGTATGACCACACCCGAACTAAGGTCACGGATAGACAAAATGAAAGCACAATGAGTAATCAATTTGACCCGATGAAGTACACCCCCGGCCCATGGCAATGGGCCGACAGGAATAACGATGAAGTTTATAATTTTGATATTCCTCAAAGTCGATTGACTACGGCAGCACAGCATCGTTACGGACTAGGATTGTCTTTAAGAACGGTAGCGGAATACGGAAGGGAAAACTGTTCATTTAAGCTGCCGGAATTTATCTGTGAAGCAGAAGAAATTTCTCGTGGAAATGCTCAACTATTAGCTACAGCACCCGAGCTTCTAGAGGCATTAAAAGATTGCGTCGAAAAGCTTAAAGAGGTTGGCGTTCACCATGAGCTTTATGAAACCGCCGAGGAAGTCATAGCCAAAGCAGAAGGAAGGAAATCCCCATGACCCCCGCACAATGGGTGATATGACTGGCACGGTATATTCTGAGGGGTTGACAAAACCCAACGATTGAACTACACAAACTTTATGAGTACAAAAACCGAACAACCCAAACCCGCACCGCGCATGGTGGCCATTACATGCCCCAAGTGCGACAAGACTTCGAAGCACCTTGTCACGTCCGTGCTTGGCCACATCGTCACGCCCAAGAAAACCGCGTCCGCTATTGAGAACGGCATGAAGGGTGGACGGCCCAAGGGTGAAAGCCTGTCCGCCTTGAAAAAGCACATGGCAGACATCAAGGCGGGACGTGTGACCGTCTCCCCCAATGAGCGCCACTCGCTTGGCCGATTGATTCGCCGCCGGTTGCAGGCGAAGGCGTCCAAGGAAGTTTCAGGGAATTAAACGGCCATGGCCAACTTTAAACTAACCCCGGAACAGGCGGAAGAGGTGACGGACTATTTGCGCGGTACTTGCAACGATCCTGCCGAGTGCTTGGAAGCGTTTCCTTTTTTCAAGGACGTGGACGAAGGGCAGGCAACGGACGCCATCAACGAAGCGTGCGCAAGTGCCGAGATTGAACGGTGCGACACGTGCTCATGGTGGGTGGAAGATAACGAGTGCAACCAGCATGGCGTGTGCAGCGATTGTGCGGAAGACGAAGGGAACGAAGATTAATATCATCGCCATCGATCCCGGTGCCAACGGGGGCATTGCCCGTTTGCGTAATGGCGAGTTTAAGCTCTGGCCCATGCCTTCCACCGAGCTTGACCTAGTGGAACTGTTGGGGAGCCTGATTGGCAACGTCACGGAAGAACCGTGCATCGTCTACCTTGAACAGGTGGGTGGATTCACCGGTGGCCCGTCACCGGGTTCTGCCATGTTCAAGTTTGGTTGGTGGGCCAGTGGCCCGGCGTGGATTGCCCTTTGCTACCAAGCCCGGTTGGTAATGATCACCCCGCAGAAATGGCAAAAGGAAATGGGATGCGGCACACGGGAAACCAAGGGCAGCGCGGGGACAACCAAGTGGAAGAACAAACTAAAGGCGATGGCCCAACGGTTGCACCCGGAATTGGGCATCACGCTTAAGACGGCGGACGCCCTGTTGATTTTGGAAGCGGCTTTGAAGTTGGAAAAGATTTGACGGTTGCAAACGTCGATAGTTCGCCTGCATGTCGCGAAAGCGGGGGGACGCCGGAAGTCTCGAAAGGCGAGTGTTAAAGCGGGTTGGTGAAGGTTGAATGGCGTAATCGCACTAGACCCCACCGGCCCGCTTTTTCGTGTCCAAAAATAGTTTACGATTTATGTGGACATAACCCAACGGGGTGGCATGATGGACGCATGAAACAAAACGAAGGTAACACTTACAAGTTCCTAGACGGCGACGTTTACGAATTCACTCGCGAAGGGGTAAAGCAGATTGTGGCCACTCGCCGCACGCCCGGAAGCTACCCAATTACGCGCACCTATTTTGTGGCCACCTTCCGTTCGGCAATACGCCACATGGAAAAAAGACATGGCCGTTCCACCGTGATTGCTTGACAACCAAAACCCAACACTCTTGAATTCAACCCACATGGCAACTAAACCTTTCCCCACCCCTGCGGGGGCAATTGACGGTGACGAAGATATGAAGACGACGGCGACGACCGAACCCACGCCCTCAGTAGTTATCAAGCATCAACGCGACATCCCCAACGGTACGGAAGTCCCTATTACTGTCAATGGCTCCCGTGTCATGGGCGTCAAGGTGGGCTATCTCGCGGACGTGGACAAGTGCTTGGTGAAGTACGGCCCACACACGCACCGCCGTAAAATCCACGGGTTCGGTGCCGCTGCACCCCGTGTGGCAGTTGCGGAAGAACCCGCCACCAATGGCCAATCCCTATCTCAGAATGGGCAGCTAGTGGATGGCCCGGCCAAGCCGTGGCAAACCGGCATGGTGCAGGAAGAGGAAGTCCCCACCTCTCGTTTTTCGGTGCATGAGCGTTTCCAGTTCATTGAAGAGTTTGCGGACGGGGTTATCTTGGGCGATGCCAATAGCTTGGTTGTATCCGGCTCCGGTGGACTCGGCAAGACATACACCATCCTTGAACGTCTGGCCCTCGCCAAGAAAGTCAGTGAAGACGACGTGGCACCGGGCAAGCCTTACGATTATACCATGGTTAAAGGCTTCTCCACTCCCAAGTCCATGTATCGCCTGCTATTCAATAACAAGGACAAGCTTGTCACCTTTGATGATTGCGATTCCGTCCTTGATAACCCAACGGCGGTGAACATTCTCAAAGCGGCTTTGGACGATAAGAAATCCCGGTGGGTGCACTGGCTTTCAGAAAAAGGCTTTGGCGGTGGCGAAGACGAAGACGATTTGCCCGTGCGGTTTGAGTTTACCGGGAAGATTATTTTCATCTCGAATCGTTCGCTAACCCAAATCGATCAAGCCATCTTGTCACGATGCTTCTATGTGGATGTCACCATGACCCGGCAGGAGAAGATAGACCGCATCCGCGAGCTATCCGGCAAGATGCTCCCCGCCATGGAACTGGAAGACAAGTTGGAAGTGGTGGACTTGATGGACAGCCTAAAGGAACAAATCGGGGACTTGAACTTGCGCACGTTCGGCAAGGTCTGTGACATCCGCCGACGTAGTCCCAATAACTGGCGCAACCTTGCCGAGTACCTTGTCACGGCCAACATGGGTTCCAAATGACATACGAAGAAGCCATCAAGCGAACGATTGCCCGCGACTTGGCGAACTATAAAATCCGCTATGCGGGCGAGGTTCGCCGCATGGTGGGTTGGATCAATTGGCTACCTTACGAAGTGCGGTTGCAGGCCGGGGTTTTTGTGGATGCTCTCGGCACCGAGACATTATGTTGGGAACACCTTGACTTTGAAAAGCTGTCCCGTGAATTGTGGTTGCTTGATACAGTGCCACCCCATATTGAGGAAGCACTTAAACCGAAAGGCACCCATTTAGTATGAAGCTAGAAGACGCCTTCCCCAACCCGGACGATCTCGCCAAGGTGCGGGAGATTGAAGCGCGGGCCACCCGTGCGTCCAACCGTATCCACATGGAAGCTATGTCAAACGGCGACATCACAGGCACCCGCATGGCGGAAATTGTACAGGAGGAAATGCCCCACCTATCCCGTCATCAATGCCTTGAAATTGTTCTAGCCATCGTTACCGAACTGGCCAGCGCCGAGGCGGCAGAAAATAATTGAAAATAAATGTGGACATAACCCAACGGATGCACGATACTCTGTCCATGAAACAAACCACTAAGAAAGCACCGCTGAAAGAGTTTTTCGTTGTAACCACGATGAGTAAAGAAACCATCCGCCAAAACCTCCGCATGCGGATGGCGGGTTGGATTCGTAATCAACTGGCAGGTGGTGCGGGTAACTTCTTTTCTGCCGTTCAAGTGTCTGAGATTTCTTGCCTGCTCTCTGACTTAAAGTTTGCGAAATGAAACGCACCACCAACCGCCGCCTATGGTCAACCCCGGTTCGCCGGGGTGAAGTGGACGTCCTCGAATTCTCTTCCCCAACCGGGGGAGTGGTTCGCACCATCACCAAGCTGGAAATTGCCGGGCAACCGCTGGCCCGAACGGAAGCCGCTTCGTATCTTATGTCCTACGCCCTTTCCTTGGCCGTCACCACTGCCAAGGATCAACACCCTCATGGGTAGGCGTCACGTTTTCCAACGGCGGAAAAAGCATCGCCCGAAACATTCCGTCGCCGTCGTCGCCATGATCCAAAAAGCTAAACATATTATTGCTATGCAGGCTATCCCCAAGCCCGTTAAACCAAGCCTGTGGCAGCGTGAACAGGAACGCCTAGCGGCAGACCCGGACTATCAGGCAAGCCGTGGATACTACCGGAGACACCGTCAATGATTGCATCTTACTCCGGCAACCCCTTCCGTGACATCCTTCCCGGCGGTTCGCCCACCGAACCTTTCAGTAAACCCCCGCAGGTACTAATCGGGCCAAGGCCGTTTTTAGTCCTCATGCTTTGGGACATCCCCACAATCAAGTCACGCATGGGCGTTGCATCGTGGGAGAAGTTCAAGGCGGATGGCGTCACGGCCCAAGCCAAGGTACGTGAAACGGATGGCAGCGAATACTATGCGCGTGTCATCAAAGACGCCAACGTGGAACTAACCCTCACCGGTTTCCGTGGCCCACCATGGGAAGCGGATTATAAAAAATTTGTAACAACGGAACCCGTATTTAACCAACCGGAGCTAGAACTAGACATGACCATACTACACGCCTTCCACACCTATATTGTGGAGGACATCTATCACGAGTTACCCAAGGACGAAGCGGAACAACTGGCAGAAGAGTTGGCCCAAGAGGGCGGCACGTTGCAGGCCGCCAAGGCCATCCTTGATTGGCCGGAGGACTATTTCATGGAGACCTTGGAAGCGTTCTTCACCCGCGAGGTAACCGGCTACGCTAACGACGGGGAATAGCCGTGAAATACATAATGTTTTTGGTGACGGCGACGACGGCGAAATTTTATGTTCCCGTTATCTTCCCGTCCGGGCTAACCCACCGGGACGTGTGTGGTGGGTTAATGGGGGCCATGCGGCCAGAGGCGGTGGGCGCATGAACCCGGAAGACGTGGAAGAAATGTTGCAGGACTTCGGGTGGACGGATACCCGAACGGTGAATGGACGCAACGGCGTCACCCTGCAAGTACAGGACATGACCGAACCGCCGGGCGGCGATTTCTGGCAGATGTGGCGGCAGCATAAACCGGAGATGGTTGCCGCTGGCATCTCTGTTTCCAAGGATGATGAGACGGGTGAATACGGCGTGACGTGGTGGCATCAACCCGGTGCACGTATCGCCACCGCCGCAACCGTGCTCCCCAAGATGGCACGTGTGCAAGGCACATTGGATGACGACGGTGCAGGCACGCTTGAGCCGGAGATTTATGACATCCTTAAGCCGCACCAACGCCGTGCCGCTGCCACACTCTTTGCCGTGTACCAAGCCGGATTCAATTTCGCATTGGACGCCGGAGAGATGGGTATAGGCAAGACCTATATATCGCTCGCCACCATCCGCACCCTTGGGCTTAACTTTGGCGTGGTATGCCCGGCCAACTTGGTTTCCAAATGGACAGACACCGCCATTGACGTGTTCAACATTGAACCCGAGTTTGTACTGTCCTATGACAAGGCGAGAAGCGGGCGCGAAGACACCTTCATTTCCCGGCACGTGCTGGCCAAGGACAAGGGGTCAACCTTCACGTGGAATTGTTTCGAGCCGGTCATCCTGCTTTTTGATGAGGTGCACAATTGCGCCAAGCCGGACAGCCTTAATGCTGCCATGCTCAAAGCCGCCGTCACCAACCCCCACATCTTTACGCTTGGGTTGTCTGGCACCGCCGCCAATGATCCCGTGGAAATGCGGGTATTAGGACAGGCTCTCGGGTGCCATGATGGATTGGGGTGGTGGCGTTGGGCCAAGGCGAACGGATGCTATGAGAACAACTTTGGCGGCTTACAGTTCACCACCAACCAACAACGGGCCACCATCTTCCTTTCCGCCATCCATGCGGGAATCTTCCCCACACGTGGTTGCCGGGTGCTCAAGTCAGACATCAAGGGTGACACGCCCACACCGGCCCACGATGTCTTCACGTCATCCGTGGATGCGCCGGACACCTACCCCAAGTGGTTGGCACCTTACGTGGAAGCGGCAGAACAAGCCAAGGAAGACGACGGCGACGAATCCTTGCCCATAACCCAACAGCTACGCGCACGCATGCTGGACGAATTGGCGTTAGTGCCGCATGCCATTTCACAGGCCAACGAAGGGTTGGACGAAGGGCAGAGCGTGATTATCTTTGCCTGCTTTGAGGCTACGCTCAAGGCGCTCCATGAAGGTCTGGAAACCCACAAGCCAATGTACTACAAGGGCAGCACGTCCAAGGACACCAAGGCGGAAAACCTTCGCCAGTTCCAAGCTCACACCCGCCGTCTCCTGTTGGTGAATTCGGAAGCGGGTTCCACCGGGATCGATCTCCACGACACTTCCGGCATCCATCCCCGCTACTCAATTATATTCCCCACTTACAAAGCACGCACCTACCTGCAAGCGATTGACCGCACTGACCGCATTGGAAAGCTGTCAGTGTCTTCCGTGGAATTGCCTTTCCTAACCCGTGGGGTTCACGCCAAAATCAGGAAGGCCGTGCAACGCAAAATTGACAACATGAGCCTACTTAATGACGGGGAGTTATCAGGACTTGAGATATGTTAATCGAGACGAAGCCGCAACCCGGATACACCACTTACACTTGCTCACGGTGTGGCAGCGTTAAAACTCTGGATGACTTTTCCAGTCAGCTTGCGAAGAAATTAAAAGACGCGCACCTTGAATGTTCCCCAACCGCTTATAAGGCGAAACACCTGCCACGGGCATACCGTCAATGAGACAATATGGTTTCAGCAACCACACTTCTGTGAAGTGCAAAGCATGTGGCGAGATCAAAGATTTCTATGGTGGAGACGGTCACGATGTTGAATTGTGGAAAGATCAACACCATAAAGACGGGCAACTAGTTTGCAGGGGGAGATATAAGCCACACGTGAGAAGTCAAGTGGAAGAGATCATTGCCAGAGGGAGACAGGTTCCACCCGTTAGTGATGAGGAGGTAGAAGCCATCGTTAGGTCTTATCCAGTTGGAACTGTTGACCGTCACCGTGGGCAACCTATTCGTGCATTGGAACAGGTCAGAGATGCAATCGATCAACTTAGCGAAATGACTTCCGGGCAAGGATACTTGCCGCCCGTTGGCATTGAACAGGAGAGAATGCCTAACGGGGATATAGTGGTAAGGGATGTTGATGGACGCCGTGCGTTGACCTTGTCCATAACCGAACAGATGCTAGTGCACATCGATTGCCCCGGCGGAACTACCCAAGACCTAAACCAAGTAGCTGATATACTATCCACCGAGCTTGAACGTCCATCGCCCCAATTCATCGCCTTTATGCAATGGCTCATTCGTGACATTCAATTAGGCGTTGATCCAGTTACCGGGCAAATCATTCGCATGTCTGAAATGGAAGACTTTCCCACTCCTTCATTGGGTGAACAATGGCCGGAAACTCTGGCACCTCCTAGGGTTGTCGATAGACAAGATGGGGATTAGTCCAAGTTGATTTTGACTTATATGGCGTTCTGTTGGGAAATGACCACTTCTGTAAAGGTGGGAAGGATCAACGACTTACAAAAGACAGTACAATTTCCAAGGGGATCATGGCGGACATAACCCAACGACGCCCTATAAACGATTTTCTCTGTAAGTGGATATAACCCAACGGGTTACAAGAGGGCGATAATAAACAGGCTAAATAATACTATTCAGGATGTTAAGCAACGACAAAACCCAACACCGGAAGACGACGGCGACGGACAACGGACGTCTTAACGATGACCGTTAAAATAATTTTACGATTTAATTTGACGGCCATGGCCCACTTAGGGCATGTTCCCTAACGCATGAACGAGTCCAAATCCCAAACGGGTGGTGGCGTAACGCGCACCACTGAGACAGTCACCACAACCATTAGCACCGTTAAGTGTCGCATCTATATTGAAGAGGTGCAGAAGGTGCAGGTGCCTCGCCGTAAAAATAATGACTTTGGGTATTCTGTTTTTGTGACGGAAACATCTACGTTCGGAAAAGGTGTAGTCTATGAAGAATGCGGCGAACCTCTTCACGTCAAGGGTCTGCCACTTCCTCATGATGCACGTGCGGGAATAGTTTATGAGATTAGCATTACAGAGGTTAAATAACTCCCATGAAGGAAATATTTGTCCCCCAACGTTTCGCTACCAAAAGCGAAAAGCTTCTCACCACCATCACGTCCATTTTGGAAGACATGGCAAGCCAAGGTTACTCACTTTCGGTTCGCCAGCTTTACTATCAACTGGTGACGATCAACGCCATACCCAACAATCACAAGTCCTATAAGGTCATCAAGGCTTTGGTATCGGACGCACGGCTTGCGGGCCGGATCGATTGGGACATGATCGTTGACCGTGCACGCAACGCTTCACGGCCCCGGAATTGGGAGAACCCGGCAGATGCGATACGTTGGGTTGCGGGCCAATTCCAGATAGACAAATGGATTGACCAACCCTACCACGTGGAAGTCATGGTGGAAAAGCAAGCCTTGGAAGGCGTGTTGGAACCGGTCTGTAATGAACTGGACGTGACCTTCACGTCAAACAAGGGGTACAGTTCCCAGACCATGATGTACGAAGCGGGCAAACGCTTGGAACACTATTTAAGCATCGGAAAGAAAATCCTCATATGCTATCTTGGTGACCATGACCCAAGCGGGATTGACATGACACGGGACGTAACCGAACGTCTGGAAATGTTCTCCCGTTCCGGTGACGTGCGAGTCGATAGACTTGCTTTAAACCTGCCCCAAGTCCGGCAGTACAACCCACCAGAGAACCCGGCCAAAACCACGGACTCCCGTTGCCAAGGCTATATTGACAAGTTTGGCACGTCCTCATGGGAACTGGACGCGCTGGCCCCAAGTGTCCTCGCCGGATTGCTGCGCACGTCCATTGTCGCCGTCCGTGACGATAAGCTTTGGGAAAAGCAAGTGGCGAAGGAAACCAAAATGTTGGCAGAAATCAACGACTCGGTTTCTGAAATTGAGAACCCCAAGCACTCCAAAGGAATGTTTGAAGCCGCTGTCTCGGATGTCCAACGTTACGTGGGGCAAGTCAATGACCGCGATGGGGAAATTGAACGCTTGAAAGCTGCCCTCAAAAAGCGGAAGACGGCGACGAAGACGACCAAACCTAAAACCAAGAAAGCTAAAAAATAATGTCCCCCACCTTACGCTACCGCCGCACAGACCGGCGCAATGCTGTCACCCATACCAAAACCCAACGCATGGGCATCGCCAGAGATGATGAGGGCCAACCCCTGTTCAACCAAGCCGTGCAAGCGCGTGGGTTTACAAACCGCATCCTCTTCATGTTTCAACGCCGGGTGAAGGGTTCCAAAAAATCTGGCATCTTTTCCAAGGCGGATGAATCGAGCAAAGTGCTGGTCACTTCCCGCTTGTCGATCAAGCGCAAGATGGACGCCCGCCACATTGTCACCCGCCAATATAAGAAGGCGATGCGCGGGGTGACAGGTGCCCAAACGTGGAAGGACTTTGACCGGATGAAGGTGGACAAAACCGGACACCTGATTATTCCGGCGTCCGCCCTTCGTCGCCAGTTGGTGGCGGACTCCCAACGGGAAGCCTTGGGCAAGACCTACAAGGTGCATCCCCAACCGCTTGACCGTTCGGGCCGTCGTGCCAAACAGCGTGCAGACGCCAAGGCGGAAAAGCTTCGTATCAAGTTCGCCAATAAATAATCACATGAAAAAGAAAGCGCATGCCCCCGTCTCCCGAACTGTTTCCCGTAAACCGCAACCCCAACGGCCATCCGTCCGAAAGGACACGCCGTCTCGCCCTCCTGCTAGAAGCACGAATGTTCGCCGCGCACTTCCGCTTGCACCTGTGCGAAAAGTCAAACCCGTGTTGCCCAAGGCACCGGCGCAAGATGATCACGCGAAGCGTTCGCCGTCCAGTTTGAAGAACCGGGAACAGTGCCCCGGTTTTGAACCGCGCAAGGGCGATTCCGTCTTTAGCGCGGAAGGCCACCACCTGCATTTCCGCATGGAAATGTGGGCGGCAGAACAGCGCGGATTGCCTCTTCCCAAATGGAAAGACAAAGAACCCATGCCGGACTTGACCGTGGAACAGGAAGGGCTTTTGGAAAAGTTGCAAGGGTACGTGTCCCAACTCCTACACGGTTTTGATCAAGACGGCGTGCACCTTGAACGCAAGTTGGACTTGAGGCCATTGGGTCTGCCGGGTTGTGACTTTGGCACCGCTGACTTTATTGGTATCCGCCAAGGTGTGGCCACCCTCATCGATTATAAGTTTGGCAAGGTGGAAGTTGACGACCCGGAAGAAAATGTCCAGTTCCATGCCTACGCACTGGCCATCTTCCTTACCTTCCCGCAGGTGGATTGCATTAGCGTCGTGGCGCTGCAACCTCGGTTAGATTGTGTCTCCACCGCCACATTCATGCGGGCGGACATTCCAGCTTTGACGCTTCGTCTCAAAGTCATTATCGAGAGGTGTGAAGCGATGGCGGTGCCGTTCGCACAGGTGATGGATGGCGTGGTTTCTATCCATGAAGAATTTGTCCTCAGCCAACTAAACCCGCAGACGTCCCTATGCGAGTACTGTGCCCACATTGGCACTTGCCCGGCGGTGGCGGCATTCGCGCTTAAGCTCGTACCCGGCCCCAAACTGCCGGAAGTGCTCAACCCCCACAAGCTCACCAAGGATGAAAACGGCCTTGGCCAACTTTTCGCATGGGCCAAGCTGTGCGAGGAGAAAGGCAAATCCCTGCAAAAAGAAATCGGACGGGTGGCCCAGTCCGGTGCAGACGTTGCCGGGTATCATCTGGTCAACGGATCAACGCCTTCCACGCTTCTTGACCCTGTTGGGTTGTGCCAAACCCTCATCAAGAAACACGGCTTTACTGAGGAACAAGTTTTCTCATGTGTCCAAGTCTCCATGGAAAAGGTTGAATCTATCGTGGCGGCAACCGCACCCAAGGGTAAGAAGGAAGCTTACGCTTTGGAGATCAATAAAAAGGTGAAGTCCGGCGGTTTCTACAAACCCGGCTTTGGGTACTCCTACCTGAAAAAGAACTAAGCTCTGTCAGTCAACTAAACCAAACGAAAGAACAAACGCATATGGCCCGTAGCTCATTCGGTCAACGACCAACCACCGGCACCGCCGGAGTCCCAACTGCAACCCCTGCACCCGCAGCAACCCGCACACCCCCGCCGCCTCGTGGTGGCAGGACGGCGACGACGGTGGCGGCAGCACCAACCCAAGCCGCTAATCGTCCCCCGGCTCGTGGTGCGGTTGCGCAACCTGCCGCCGCAACTTCGCGTCCGCTTCCTCCCCGTCATGGCGCTCCGGCCCCTGCACCGGAACCGGAAGCTGCACCGCAAGTGGAAGAAACCCAAACGCCGGAGGTGTTGCCGCCCGAGACGCAATTACCTGCCACGGTTCCGGCGACTCGCACCCGCCGCACCAAGGCGAAAATTGCTGCGGATGCTGCCGCCGCTGGCACGCATTCCACCGAGACAGTCACCCCCGGACAGTCAACGGCGGTTGTGGTGCATGAACCTAGTCACGGCATGACCCCTGCCGGTTCCATTGAAGGTGATGTGGAACAGTCAGACTTGAACCTGCCCCAACTCAAGATTGCCAACGCCGTTGGGCCGTTGTCGTTGCTTGACCCACCGATACCCGTTGGCACCATCGTTATTGGTGCGAGTGACCAGTGGATTAACTTGTGGGAACAGTGGACGGAAACAGACCCCGCCACCCGCAAGCCTGTCCAGAGGGAAACAGAACCGGTGGGCATCACCATCATTCGTGCAACCAAGTACCTTGTGCAGGACACCGACGAAACAGGCAAAAGCCTTTTCGACATTGAAGGTGCACAGGGGATGCGGTTCAAATGCAACGACGAAGGCAAGCATTTGATGGCCACAGCGGGCGGCATGCTTGGCAACCCCGTTCCCGGAATGTTGGGTTTTGTCCCCCAACTCGATTGCCATGTGATGATCCGCAAGCCGGAACACGTGGATGACGATCTCGGGTTGTTCAACGTTGAACAGCCGGAAGGGCTGTTTGCCCCCGCCATGTGGTACATCCGGGGATCATCTTACAACGAATGCGCCGTGAAAATCTTCACGGAAAAAACCCAATTCCTCAAGGCCGGTAGTTACACCGGGGAATTCTTGATGGACGGCAAGCGCATCGTGGGCAAGAAGAATGCGTGGTACATCCCCCGTCTCACCAACGGCGCGTTGCACCCTGCCGAGTTGGCGGAATTCTTCGCTGGTTGCTAATCTGATTGGGTTCTAGGTAGGCGTAAATTATCGGTGCGTTATAACTGTCCCGGCACATGGAATCCAATCCCACATTGATGAAAACCCGAAACAAAAAGACGCCGGTAGTAAAGCGTCAACCCCGTGGGTTATTCTTGCGAGAGCGCAACGGGGTTTGGGAACAGATAATCAGAGAACACCTTTTCCGCCGCCTCTGTGCGCGTGGGATCGAATAAACAAAGGAACCTATGAGTAAAGTATGTGCAGTAACGGGAAAGCCCATGACGGATACGGAACTTGATTTTGGCGAGGCACCTTGCCTTCTTTCGGTGGGTGCACCAGTCACCGGTCAACCTGTACTGGCGTTAGCCGTCACCATCCGGCAACGTGGCCAGTTCCATGAAGACATCCACGTTTCTCGTGATGGCATGGAGAAACTCTTGATGGAAGCGGCGGAAAACGTCCCCACCCAAGTGAAGCCCACGGCAGTGACCGCGAAGACGACGGCGGCGACGGAACCCAACGGGATCGTGGAAAACACCGAACCGGACGCCACTGGTTCCACGGGTGCCAAGAAACCCGCACCGGAAGGCAACGCCCCCAAACTTAAGGGCTAGTAATCTGTGCGCGGTGGTGTCCTTGTGGACAGGATAGAGCTTTCAATCGTTTCTCTTTATCAACCGCCGCGCACTCCACTTTAATATTATGGAAGACTCCCCCAACATTTCCCGCCTCACTTCGCCCGATGGCAATGGCTATCTTTTCAAGGGCATCGATGAACTATTCGCGTGGGCAAAAGCGCATGACAGGCTTTACCGTGACGCCCTCTATTGGGCCAAGACGATGAACTGTAATGAAGTGGAAACACTCCGGTTGATCCTCATTGCCTACATCAAGGACAGCGAGCGGAGGACGAAGGAATCGGTTAGCATGTTTATCAGCCCTAGTTCCCCGTCAACGGCACATCTCACTTTCCCGCACCCCAACCAAAAGCCCATTACCACTCCCATACCCGAATGAAAAAAGTCTATGCCGTCGATTTTGAATCCTACTATGACGCCGAAATTTCCATCGGAACCATGGGCGTTGATCGTTACTGCCGTGAGACTGACATCTATCTAGTCTCCGTCGTTGGCCCGGACGGTGAAGAGTTTGTGGGAAGTCCGCAAGATTTTGATTGGAACCTTTTAGTAGGCCATGAAATATGGTCACATAACGCCAGTTTTGACCGTTACTGCTATCGAGTTTTGCGTGAACGAAGCGTAGAAACGGTATGGGAATCGGACGATAACGGATATACCACAGGCGTTACCCACGAGGAAGGGGAATGGCCAGACCTTGAGACCCCACTATGGAACTGTACGGCTAATCTGGCCACGTTCTTCCGGGGTGGACGTTCGCTCAAGAAGGCGGCAAAGAACCTGTTGGGTTTGGAGCTTACCAAGGACACCCGGGACGCCATGAAGGGTGTAAAGTGGGCCATGGCCGCTTCCATGCCGTCATCACAGGGCTTTGCTAATTTTCAAGAGGAGATCATCGCCTATGCTGCCAACGATTCCAAGGTGTGCCGTCAACTCGCTGTCCAGTTCGGCCCGCGATGGCCCGAAACCGAATGGCGTTTAAGTGACCTTACCACACAAGGCTGTCACCACGGTGTGCCGCTGGACATGGAAGCCTTGCGGAACGGCAAGACGTTACTGGAAACCAAGATATGGGAGGTTGACCAGAACTTGCCGTGGGTCACGGGCATTGAAGGTCACATGGCAGGCGGCATGCCCGCGTTGTCCCCCAAGGGTCTGGCAGAAGCGTGCCGTGTCTATAACATCCCTCACCCGCCATCCACGGCGGAAGACGATGCACGCTGCATCCTGTGGGAAAATCGTTACGGTGCCGATTACCCGTGGGTATCTGACATGCGGGAACGTCGCAAGGCCAATATCCTGCTTAAGCGTGCGGACGTGTTGCTTGACCGGGAAGTGGACGGCATGTACCGGTACGAATTGAAGTATCACGGTGCCCACACGGGCCGGTGGAGTGGCGGACGTGAAAAGGAAAAAGCCGGGGATGGAGGCAAGGGGTTCAATATGCAGAACCTTCCCAAGAAACCTGCATTTGGTTTTGACCTGCGGGCATGCATCAAAGCACCGCCGGGTAAAAAATTAATCATCGCTGACTTGTCCCAAATTGAGGCACGCATCACGCCTTACTTGGCCGGAGATGACGCGCTTATCCAGTTGATTTGCGACGGGATGAACGTGTATGAAGCGCATGCCCGGTTGACCATGGGCTATTGCATCAATGAAAAGCTCAAGTCCAGTGCCCCGGATTTATACGCACTTGCGAAAGCTCGCGTGCTCGCACTCGGGTTTGGTTGCGGTTGGCAACGGTTTCGGGATCAAGCACAGATTGAATATGGCGTGGGTCTGGATTGGGCGGCGGCAGTATGGAAACAACAGGTTAAGGATTACCGCGAGTCCAACCCCAAGATTGTCCGCCTGTGGAATCGTCTGGACATCGAATTTAAAGAGTCACTTGGCGGTGATTACGAGATTGAACTGCCATCGGGCCGGATGCTGACTTACTTTGATGTTTCCACCGGGATGAAGACGACGAAGGTGGCGGAAGCCAAGGACACCGAACCCGGCGAATACACCCGGCAGGGGTTCAAGGCACGGGTTGAGATTGGTGGCACGTTCAAGTGGATGTACGGCGGCTTGCTGACTGAGAACCTTGTACAGGCAACCGCCCGTGACGTGTTCGGATTGGCGCTTCTGAGGGTGCAGGATGAACGGCCCGATTTAACTTATCTGTGGCCCACCCATGACGAAGGCGTTTGGCTTGCCGATGAAGACGACGACACGGCCAAGCGTGACGTGGAAGAAATGTTGTGCGTGACACCCGATTGGCTTCCCGGTTGCCCCATCGGTGCCGAGGTTGTGGAGACGTTAGTATACGAAAAATAAAAATATGCGAATGATTGTTATCCGAGAAGACCTATACGATGAAAGGCTGAAAGATGTTCTCACCATCTTAAAGGCCAAGTGCGATGAATTGGGCGAACGCGGGAGCCAATTTGATTTGGAGAATGGCACCCGCAAATCGTGCATGGAAAACATCCGATCAACCATGCATTTTGAGATTTGCAGGATGCTACAAAAGCTTAAAGACTTGTGAAAAATAAAAATCGTTGGTTGCTTTCCGTCGCCGTCGTCTTCTACATCTGCACGCAAATACTCAACCGGTTGAGCCGGTGGATGCGTCCTTGGTAAAAATAATTGAAAATAAATGTGGACATAACCCAACGGATGCACGATACTCTGTTTATGAACTTTGAAACTCTGAAAGAAATTACCGGAAACCCGAACCTTAACCCCGCCGATTGGCACCAACACAAAAACGGTGGCGGATGGGTTTACAAAGATGTCTTTATCGAAGAAAACCCGGAAATTTATATCGGCCCCAAGGCCATCGTTTGGGGTGGAACCATTCGCAAAAGTAACTTCGCTTTTAAATGCGAGATGCATGGCGGCGTGATGTGGGGCGGCGTGATGTG